TTGAGTTCAAGACGGAATGCAATTAACTCTTCAGCCTTACGCTTATCTCCAACGAGTGCTTCAGATCGAGAAGTCTCAGACTTGAGAGCAGAGAAAAGATCGTTACGCTTTCCAGCGAGGTCACCATAGGTAGCATCGAGTAGATCTGAATCCCACTTTGCTTGGTATACAAGATCTCGATTACGAGATAACTCTGGAAGCAATGCTTGGTAATCATCTTGAAGTTTGATCAAGTCACCTTCGAGCATACGAAGATCACCAGATGCAGCCTTCTTACCTGCACGAACCTTTGCAAGTTCTGGCAATATCTCTTCTGCTTCACGAGCCACAGCCTTGATTGGAGCCTTCTTGGCTTCGGCTGCACGAGCTGCTGCCTTAGGGCCAATACGAAGTGTTACACCAAACTTACCTGCTTCTTTACCGATCTTGAGTAAACCAACACCGGGAACATAAGTCAATGGGTCAGCAGCAAGGTTAAGTACGAATCCAGATACTGCTTGGAAAGTTCTAGCAGCCTTAGTTTCTGGATCGTCAAAGAGTGCTTGAGTAAGTCCTGTGGAATAAGTCCAAGGAACTCCACCCTTCATCTTTGGGCCAGCAGCAATCTTTGCTGCAAGGAGTGCCTTACCTACTTCAGAGGTTACATCTGTTCCAAGAAAACCAGTACCGACATCAACACGACCAGTTCTAAAGAATTGATTAAGTGCTTGACCAGTTTGTGTCTCGTCAAAAGTATTTGAAAATGGTCTACCTGCTACAGCATTACGAACGCTTGCTTCGAGCATTTCGAATGGTGTAGACAAAAGCATGAATGCTGTACGAGTTAGTGGTGCAAGAAAGTCGGCAGGTGATCCCTTAGGTGTCTTGTTCTGCTCACGCAACTTAGCAGCAGCAGCCTTGGCTGCTTCACGCTGTTGATCGATGAGTGCTTCACCATCCATGGTTGCAGCAGCAGTAGCTGTGTTTCCATAAGGAATTGCACCAGATTTAGCAAGACCTATAACTACACCCGGCGAAGCATTTGGATATGCCTTTGCCATTCCAGCAACTTGCTGTGCAAATTGTGGGTTGAGGTAGCGGCTCTCTTGCTGCCTTCTGTAAACATCATATTCAGGAGTTCCGGGTAGTGGAATGTTTCCAACTACACTCGGCAGACTTCCTGTACCTTTAACTCCGCCGACTCCTGCCATTAAGCACGACCCTCTGCCTTAATTCGCTGGGCAAGTCGAGTGAGATCTGGATCTGGATACAGTTCTGCCAGCGACATGATCAGTTGAGCAGTTGGGTCTTGTGCCAAAGGTGGAGTTGGTAAAACTTCAGGGCCACGACCCGGGCCAAACGATGCACCATCAGTAATAGGAACATCTTTGTCTGGATTAGGTGTTGTAAGACTTAGTGTTGGTCTCTGAACTGGAACAGCGTTAGCAACTGCACCCATTTGTTCAGCAGAAACTTCAGAGGCTGCAAGGTTTACACCCGGTGCAGTTTGCAATGACATGAGTTCTGAACCCTCACCATATGCTCCACCCGGGATGTACTGAGCTGCTTGTCTTCCTGTGTACTCAGCCATCTTTCTTAGCCTCCATTTTTTCAATATCTTTGGACAACTTCTCCCACATATAACGCTTCTTTGCTTCGTTCACGGAATGTGAATGTACGATTCTTGAGAGAAGAGAGAAAAATTCTGTAAATGAAACGCTGATGTTGTACATCAATGCAACAAAAGCGTATAAAAAATCTATTTTCTTAGCAGGTCGGGCTAAGATAAACATATCGTCTATGTCATCAAACTCTTGATCGTGATCCATAGCCCGACCTTTCTAAGCGTTATTAACTAACTTTCTTTCCACCAGCTTTTGCTGGCTTGCCTGTTTCACCAAGCTTCTGCATTGCAGACTTTCCCTTTGCAGACGAAGCACCCTGAATAGGGCCCTTGACTGGTGCTGGGGCTACTTTGCCTTTCTTGACTCCGAACATATTTCCTCCTTGTTCGTTTAAGCGGCCCCAGTTAGGGCTGCTAATAGTTGTGACATTTGCGGAGATCCGCCTTGTGCTAGATCTGTCCGTCTTGAGAACTGACCGGGGCCAGCCACCATTTGGGAGCCAGCGGCCGGGGCCGCTCCCGGAACCATACCCATCATTTCAGGGGGTAATGGTTGCGAAGCACCGGGGGCCATCGCAGTCGCCGCTGGCTGTTCCTGCGGAGCAAATGCTTTAGAAACAATCTGCTCCAAACTTTCACCCTTTTGACGACCTTGGATAATGTCAGCGATTCGTTTAACCGCTTCTGTTGGGTCGCCACCTTGTGTTGCAAGCATTGGAATAGCCGTTGCATATTGCGATACGGCGTTGCGTAGAGAGTCACGAAGATCTTCGATATCAACCTTTTGTTCTTCTTGTGTGACATTGATAGAGAATGGAAGATTACGGCGTAGGAAATCACGGCTGATGAGTTTGTCACCACGAAGTTGTAATCCGAAGATAGCTGCACGATTAGGATCAAGTCCAGCCATGAGACCATACTGAACATCTACGGTGTAATCACCCTTGATGTCACGAGATGGTGTGTAGTTTAGTTCGAAAGGTGTACCGTCATCGGTTCCACGAATAACTTTTCGATCATTAGGGAAGACTTTCTCGTCTACCTCAAATGCAATACCGATGAGATTGATTAGGAATCTAGCGAATACTGCTTGTGCAGCCTTGACCTGTGAATCAAAACCACCCATAAGAGCCTGTACACCACGACCAGTAACGATAGATGCATCGATCTGACCTGTACGACCTTCTGGATAACGAGATCCCATGCGGAGTTCTCGTTCAAGATTAGATGATTCTGCGAATACTCCACTAGGAAGTTCGATTGGAACTCGGCGGATTCTTTCTGGAGTGTTAGAACGAAGCAATGCATCAGGGCCAAGAGCAAATTCTTGGACATCTGGTGGGATAGCAATCGGTGCTTCTACTGATTTCTTCGCTGCTTCTAGTTGTAGAAGAGCAAAACGAGCCTTAGCCATCTGTACTGGAAGCACATCATCGAATTGACCACGAGCTTGACCGTCAACAGTTGGGCGTTCTGCAATGTCAACGAGTACTCGACCGATGACATTTGGGGTATTTGAGAGAACCAGATTGTCAAGATCTGGGATAAAGATCATGTCTTGGTACTTATCGTGGTAACGAATCATCGCTACATTGGCGTTCTGACCACGATACTTCTGCTTAATCTTGTTTGTATGCTCTGGATACTGGTAGATAATTGACTCAACATCCATGATGATGGTTTGAGAAACGCAAGTTACATTGCCAAATCGATCCTTGTCATAGTAAAGACCGAATGGATCGAGCAAACGAATGCGTGGAGTATCGGTTTCAAAGTCAATATCAACGATACCTGCACAGAATCCATAGGTGTAATACCAGTCTGCACCCTTATAGAACTGTAGTTGTAGGTCTGATTTGTTAGCGTAATGGTTTGCAATGCGTGTACGGATCTCCGATTTACGCCTTGCAGCATCGCTAGTCATGTTAGATGAAGAGCAGTTGATTGCAGGGAGTGGGGCTGTGACTTCCGCTAGGTCACGAGCTGCGATATCCACCATGTTTGCGATAAGTGGTTTTGGATATTCATCAGAGAATTGACCAAAGAAAACATCCTGCATCTTTCCTTGGCGTACAGCAAGTACATCGGACATACGGCGATCACGATCCATGTTACGGTGCTTTAGCCGTTGTACCTTTGCTGCTACTTCCTGTGGAGTAAGCATTTAGTCTCCTTTAACCGATTCTTCTACTAGCAGCCCACTCGTCTAGGTTTACAACCATCTGACGATTCTGGTCTGATCGAGTTAAAAACTCATTTCTCATAAACTTGCCACCGTAATCTCCGTACTGACAGATCTCTCTGGCACGAATCTCACAGAACCAAAGTGCCATAACCAAGTCGGTTTTGTTCTTTGTCTCTGGTGACCAAGTGACAAGTTGGTCGATTAGTAATCTAACGCCTTCGTTTCTATCCGATGGAAGGTGAATTAGATTATCTCTACGGTGCTTCCCTTGAGGATCTGCTGATCCAAAGAGAGGTGCCATAGCTGCCACACCGAAGCCGACATCCCACTTATTGCGAGATGTTGTATGTTCCCGGAGCATCACTCCACGGTTGGCTAACCACATCCGTAGATTCTCATCTTGTGTCAGGTAGCCCTGAAATGCGTTTCGTTCAACCATCCATTCGGAAGGTTTGTACTTATCAGTAAATGTTGTGATGAGATCACGGATCGCTTGTGGCGAAGGTCGAGTAATAGTTGCCGCATCAAGTACATAACGCTTTTTACGGCGGCGATCTATAGCCATTACTACGGCCGCTGTATCACCAACGATTGCTGGGTCAAGCCCTGCAACGATGGTAAATCCTTCTGTCTCCTCTGGGTGTCCGGGGTTTCCAGAAACCAAAGGCCCAATCATTCTCATACGATCTACGGAGCCTTTTACACAGGTGACATTAAATGTCGAATCTTCATCAACATCTGCTTGCTGATAAACCATCGACCATGTTTTCGGATCGAGGGCTGATCTACGCATTGAAAGGTGGTGTCCATCCCAGCGAGGATATAAACCACTCTCATCTGGTTCTTCTTCGGAACCTTGCCATGGGCGGTCTGATTTTGGCCAGAGGGTTTTCCAGTCGTTCGGGCTTTCACCGAACTCAAGAACCGCCGGCATGGCTAGGTATGTCCACGGAGATTGACCTGTTGGGTAGCGTTCTCCGTTACGGAGTTCCCTATACAAGTCGATGGAATCCACTCGGGTTCCTAAAACTAAAAGCTTTCCGGTGGGCCCAAGACGAGTTAAAACTTCTTGCTGGATCCAACGAATCTGTTTCTCATACTCGTGAGCGTTACTCATAGTTACGCAGTCATCGAGAATAATCAGGTCTGCTCTCGCACCGTAGACCTGACCTCCAATACCAATGGCTTGAAGGGTAGGGTCTTTCTGATCGGAGTCACGGAGTTCATCTCCGAGGTAAACCTGTGTTGCTTGCCATGTAGCAGATTTGGACTTGAAGCCAGAACCAGCAGCGTAGGCAAGTTGTAGCTTTTGCCAGCCGGGGTGGGTAAGTCTTTGCTTGATGGCGTAGATAAATTCTGTTGCCTTCTGTTGACTCTTCGAGACAATCATGATTCGGACATTGGGATCCATACAGATCCGGTAGACCGGGTAGTCAATCGAGGTAGTCATCGACTTGGCGTGTTCAGGCGGAACATTGACCAAGACATATTGGGGGCGACCCTTTTCATACTGCATGGAGCTGTGGATCCACGCTGGGTCACGACCTTCCAGTAGATCGATGATGTTCATCTGGTGGTCGAAAGTTTCGGAGTCTAGGTACTCCTTGCGGAAATCACGAAAACCTTTGGTGAGAGATTCCTCAGATTGGGTACGGCCTTTAGTTACTCTGGCGGCACGAATCTTGTCGGCGTTCTCTTTGAACTCTTTATCGGTGGATCGGTAGTACTCCCAGAGTTTGACCGATTTGCCGACAGCCCTCATGGCTTCTTCGACTGTATAGCCTTGGGTGATGTAGCCAAGCACCTTCGCTTTAGTCTTGGCGGCTTCTTCTTGCCGTTTATTCATTGGATTCCTCGGTGTCTTTTCATTGGATCCACGGTCTGTGGATAAACCTGTGGATACAGAAAACGACAGACCTGTCCACACTCAACTATGAGTGTGTTAGGGGGTCTTCGGTCGCTAGAAGCTCCCTACGCCCCCCTAGGGGCGTGTAGGTCGTCTAATTACCTTGGTCGGTAATTATCCTCCTACTATGTATAAGCCGGGATAAGGGGTGTTTATCCCACCCTAAGGGGTGTGATTTACCTCACAGTCTATCCAATGCAGTCAAATATGGCTTTGACCTGCGGTTTTACTGTCTCGGATCCTATCAAAAATTTTAGAGTGGGTACATATATACACAGGGTGGTGGCATATAAAGCACTCGGGTCATTTTGCCGGGGCGTGTCGAACCAGCTAGTTTACATAATGCATATTATCGGCGACCAGTTTGGGGGCATTTTGTGGAGACTTGCAGGGCATGGCAGACCCTCAGGAACTAGGCACCTTTCAAAGTTCCCCAACTAACCAACCGCCTAGGGTCTCCAGTACTTGGCAGGGGGGGCAGGGGTCAGGGGCAGGGGGCAGAACTGGCAGGGCAGACCTTCAACCTTTGACCCATTGGGCAGACCATCGCCACGGATCGCAAAGCATCCACGCCAAGGATCGAGAACCCTCCACGCTTGGCAGACCCCAAGGGGAAGCAGTTCCACGCTTGGAACCCCTCGAGCTGGACTTCGAGCTACAGGAAAACCCTTCCCGAAATGCTTCCAATCTGACCCCGAAAATGGGAGAATGGAACCCTCGAGGGCATCCTCGAGACCTAGAGAAAAGGAATCAGAATGAAACTCAAGAACCAAGACCAAGCATCCGAAGCAATCCAAAATCGAGAAGCGTTTCTTGCTTCTGCATTGTGGGCAATAGATGGAAGAAGCAACACCTACGGAATGCTCAACCCTGAAGAGATTGAACAATATGAAGCAGTTCGAGATTCGATTGACTTCGTGGTCATGTCTTACAAAACCCCAATCGCTTGGCACTCTTCTGCTGGTTGGTACATGGTCAAACAGAAGTTTTCTGTGACTACTTCACGCCATCAGGGAATCGTTAGAAGGGCATTGAATAGCAAAGGATTAGTCGAGGTTTCACGATGAAAACTTTCACCGCTTTCATTGTCTGCCAATCGTTAGACATTCAAGCCGAAACAATCGAAGAAGCAGAGGAAAGATATTCAGAGTTCTTCGATGGAGGGGAATCATGTGCAAAGCATGAAGAAGATTGTGACTGCTTCTCCTTCGATGATTCAAATGTCTTTCATTACTTCGAAGAAGAAAACGAATCCGCTTCGTGGAAGTTGGTTCACCGATTGGCTTCTCAAATCTTCGAGAAGTTCGGAGAAACTGAATCATTTCTCTATCTTGTCGAACAGATAGCAGAAGCAACCGAAGAAGATCCCATGAAAACCCTCTACGAGGTCAAGGCATACACCGACCGACAAACAAGGGAGGACATGGCGAGTTAGTCGAAACCCCTTCGGGGGTCTTCGGTGGGGTGGTTCCCCCCGAACTGATGAGACAAACCACTAGAGAAAGGGTCAGAATGTACGAAGTAAAGAAAGTCCGACTCTTCGAGAACTCTCGAGGAATGATTGGACACACTCTCCACATCTACAGAGGAGAGAAGGAAATCGGGGAGTCCACCCATGACGGAGATTCCCTCTGCTACGACATCCGATTTATCTACTCCAGCGAGGAATGCGACTTCCTTGCAGAGTTCGGGGATGCACAAGATGGAGTTGACCAACTCCTCACCGCTTACGAAGACCGACTCCTCCACGGATCGAAGAAGGGGGCGTGAGGTTAGAGATGCAAATCGAGCTACAGGAAAAAAGATTCCACGAATCTGTTGCACCTTGCAAAGATTTCGTGGCACATCCACACATGGTTGATTATGAAGTTCACGATATGAATGGGAACTTCCTACGGATGGAACACGGCGGTTGTTATGTCTGCCGATGTTCTTCTGTTGCTGAAAGTGATGGAAGCAATGAACTTGCTCTTGCTCTCGAAGATGCTGGCATCAAATGCCAAGTCGAACAGACTGGTGGGTTCTGCATGGTGGTCTATGTCTACTCAGAAGATATGAAGAAGGCATTGACCCTGACCACCGATGCCATTGGGTTCGAACCCGATGTCGAGGAAGGCATAGAGGAATGGGTTGACCTGACTCCAACTGAGGTTGCAGAAGGAAAGACTGCAATCGAAACGCTAGTCGAAACAACCAAGGCAAACCTTTGGAGGATTGGAAAATGAAAACTGGAATGACTTACATCTGCTCAACTTGTTGGGCAGAAGCATCAACGAATGCTGATTATGAAAAGCACATGGACATCTGCCAACCCGACAGAGTTCGAATGACTGACCGCAAGAACATCAAGGTCGGCGACCAATGGTTCGACATGATGTTCTTCTCAGATGGTTCGATTCAAAGAACTTGCATCTCTTATGTGATGAAGGATGGGAAGAGAGTGGCGATTCCAGATTGCCAAGCAAGGGTCTCTGATTGGGAAGCGAAGTGGCACTACTGCAAGAACTGCGATTGGAATCAAGCATCGTAAGTCGAAACCTCCCTTCGGGGAGGTCATGGGGAACTGGTCAACCCCATCTGATGAGACAGACCACTAGAGAAAAGGAACAGATATGAAACTAACGAAGAGAGGAAAGCGAGTTCGTGCAGTAGCAATACTTCTCGGGATCATCGCTATCTATTATGTAATGACCCACATTTGGTGGGTTGGAGACCACTACTGCTGGGGCAGTATGGTCGAGTGCTACTTCGAGGAGGGAAAGTAATGAACAAAGCTGAAACTTTCCTCGATATGAACTACAAAGAATGGGAAGCAAAGTACAAACCAATCGCCAGCGAAGATGGCTCTTGGTTCCATGACGATGCTGAGAAGTTGAAGACCTTCGATCCTAAACAGATTTGGACTTGGGTCTCTGAGGGAGATAGCGATTGGATTTACAACGGATATCGCTGGATAAACAGACTCTCTTACCTAGTGACTGAAGTTGCTTGGCAAGAAGGCGAAGACATCTGTGTCGTAGTAAGGGAGACCAAGTAATGACTGACCTAAACAATGAAGTGAAGGAACTTCACAAGTTGATTGGCGATTCATATTGTCGCTATGAGTTATCAGAAGATGCTTACAACCATTGGTTGAAGTTGGCAGGAATACAGATACAGGAGGTATCAAGTAATGCCTAAGTTCAAAGTGAAGTATGTGTATGAACGCTGGTATGACCTCGAGCTGGAGGCTTCGAGTCGAGAGGAAGCACTCGATAAGTTCCATGCCGGTGATTTCGAAATCGAATCAAGGCTTGTCGGCGGCGAACTTCAAGATTCGGTGGTCATTGAGGAGGTCTTGGCATGAACATTTATGACGAGAACAACAACTGCATCGAATGCATGGAGTACTTCTACGATCCGCATCAACCTGATTGCAAGTACTCAGATGTCTGTGGCATCTGCGATTGCAAATGGGAATCATTCAGCAAGTCACTTGCCATCCATTGGAAGGTGAACAAATGAACCACGGAAAACGACTTGAGAGAATAGCCAAAGCCCAAGCCAAGGCTTTGATTGGAACTCTTACCTTGTTAGATGATGAAGGTCTAGGTGATAGCGACCTTTCTGCATTGCGAGGTTCACTTCGATCATGGATTGAACACATAACTCCTATCAGGGAAAGTAAATGGGATAGAAAAGTCCACGATGATACAGACTGCGAGGTAGAAGAATGACTGAAAAGCTACAGAGAATCATCGTGTCCATCTATTCAAGCGATAACAATCTCCTTCTTGGAGACCTATCTCGCCGACTCGATGGGTTGGAATGGTGGATTACTGACCGCCAATCCATCGAACTTGGTGAAGAAACAATCAGAGTCATAGACACAACCAAATGGAAAGAGGAGGGTCAGGAATGAAGTACACATTCAATGCGGTATTCGAAACCAACAGACCGCTAACACAGAAAGAGTTCGATGACATCGAGAACACATTGCGATTGCAACTCGATGAACCTTGGGTCGAACAAGGTGATGGACAATGGGATGATGCCGAGTTCGATCTATCGGTGATCACCTGTGAGATGAAGCAGGAGGGTTGATGGGGTATGTACTCTTCTTCCTTTCCTTCTTCACCTTCCCACTTGGTATGAGTGAAGACTCACCCATACTGATGACGATTCCCTTCCTTGTATGGACAGGGGCAATCCTCTTTGGAGGAGAAAGGTAAACAATGCACCGACTTATCATCGGTGGTCTCTTGTTGGGGGCGGTACTCATATCGCCCCCACTCAAGACCATTGAAACCAAAGCTGAAACAAACCTCGTGGTTCAAGACATTCCAGTCGTGATTCACTACGAGGATATGACCTTCGATCATCTGCCACCGGCATGGCAGAAGCTGGCTATGTGTGAGAGTAGCGGCAGATCGAACGCAGTAGCAGGAACAAAGAAGCAGTTCCAAGGCTACTTCCAAATCGAATATCCCCGGACTTGGGTTGCTCACGGCGGCGATAGCGGCACACCACCCAAGAAGGCAACCCTGATGGAGCAGTTCCATGTGGCACTACACATCTATGCTGACCGAGGATCGAAGCCGTGGCCATACTGTGGCAAGTTCCTGAAGGCGGAATACGGCAAATAGTGGTACGATAAATGTAGTGGATCTGATCCTCCACTCTAGGGAAAGGCCCCCTCTTCGGAGGGGGTTCTTTCATTTACGGAAGTTATCTGTAGAGTAGAAGCCAGTAGCTTTGAATATCGTAGGTGTAGCTGAATACTTTCTCACCAATGTATTGCCACACTCTCTAGTTGGACAATCATAATCTTCTTCAGGATCGTTGAACCCACGGACAATCTCAACAACATTGCCACAACCCGGGCATTCGTAATCATACCTAGCCATAGTAACCTCTAAACTTTCTCAACTTATCCTCAGGTACACAATAGATCTCAGGTCTACGCCAGTCAGGTTTATCCAACCACTCTTCCTTCTTTGCTTCGGCACCCATAATCCAACCGATGAGTTCGTAGTTCGGCATACCACCACGGACAAGAACAAACTTGATGTCATCCTTTGCATCTGGTCTGACTAACAATCTGCCCTGCTCATGTCGTGTGTACTTCACATCTATATTCGGTTCAATATCAACACCACCTTGACCGAATGCACCAGACCAATAGACACCTAAGTATTTGGCGACAGCAATCTCTGCTCCGCATCCATCGACATCAAGAAGTATTCGCTGCCATGGATCGAGGTCACCAAGACCACGCATCTGTTGGTTCTTCATCGTAGATACATATCGTTCTACTGCTGTGTTCACCGCCATTACAACCTCATATCTTTCGAGGTTGATCTTTACGCCCACGGCGTTGGCCCTCCAAGGTGGTCAATAATCTTTCGAAGTATCTTCTGAATCCTGCGATCTACTGTGGAGTCAGAGACTCCCATCGCTTTGGCTATATCAGATAGTGTCATTGGGGAAGCTCCGTATCTGAGGTCGAGTATGTACTGTTCATCTTTATCAAGTAGTTCAAGTGCTGATCGAATGTCAATCACCATGGCAAGAAGATTGCCACCCTCATTGGGTGCTGGTGAGCGGCGTGGTTGTCCATCGTCTACCTTGTCAACGAGAACTACACCCTTCGAATCAAACTGAAATGCAACAGGAAGAAGTTCTGCTACCTTGGCGGTGTCGTAGAAGAACTCATCACCTGTTGAATAGCCAAGCATTGTTGCCTTCTCTTTACGAGAATACTTTTCGATATGACGGCGGAACCTAGCCATAATCTTCCGGGCAACCCACTTGGTTTCATCTTTGCTGACTGTGTAAGAAGCATCAAGATCTTCTTCAAGTTTGGGTCGTTGAAGTACATAGACATTCAACTCTTGAACCAAGTCTTTATACTCTACATAGCCAGCAAATCTGCGGTGGATAGTATGAGAAGAGATGTTGATTAGATCGGCAAGATGTTCTTTGGCTCGATCACTCATCGAGTAAATCACCATCTTCTATCTCTAGGATTGCATCAATCACAAACCTGACTGCAAAATACAACGATGTAATTACAAGAATCGGAACCAAAAAAAAGAGGAGCTTCTTCATAGCTTGTTCGCTGGCCACTTTCCACGCTGAACCATCATGGCAATGATGGCGTAGTTGGCTAGATCTTTGAATGAATCTTCGATTGGTTCATGCTGTGGCTTGCCATCACCGAATGCAAACAGGTTCTTCAAGCGTTCAAACTTGTCACCCATACGAACAAGCAGACCATTCATCGGGCCACCGAAGGCATTGTTGATATTGCCCGGGCCGTAATCCCTTTGCTTGCTTATCAGAAGATTGCCAAGTTCATCGATGATATCCCACACATCGGTGACGAACTGGTTCATCTCTGGATCGGAGGAACTCGAACTGTTATCTCTAGGCCCGAAGGTTGATTGCTTACCTTTACCACCGTTAGGCCATGACTTTCTAATAATCTTTTCAAAGTCTCTATTGTCTCTTGGTTTTCCATGGTCACTCATCTAGCCCTAACCTCTTTCGTAGTCCTTCTAATCCTTCTTCTAGTACAACAGAGTTGACATCAGAGCCTTGTGGTAATGGTATCAGTTCTGCGTGTTCGACTTCTTGTAATACCTTTTCGGCGAGTTCCATACCCGGATTGCTACCATCCTTCTTTCCTTCGTCATTATCTGCAAGGACAAGTACTCGTTTGTATCCTCCGAATAACCTGTTGAAGTGTGGTCGCCACGCTTTGACACCCGGTACTCCAACTGAAGGCAACAGTTGGCTGGCAATAATTGCATCGAGTTCTCCTTCGCAGATTGCAACAACATCTGAAGCTTTCTGTAGATCGATGGCATTGAAGAGTCTTGCTGGCTGATGCATTGGAGCCATGTACTTAGGGCCCGGAGATCCATCGACTCTTCGGAACTTGAATCCTGCCACCCCATTGACAACTCTGTATGGGATGGATAACCAACCGATAAATTGCACATGGCTTGGGTCACAATCGACTGGTACGGTGCCTAGCAGATGAGTCTCCGCCAGTTCTTTTCCGAACCCTCGACCCTGTAAGTAAGCCACCGTCTCTTCGCTTATCTTTTTGTGATAAGTCGATGCCAGATCGTTTAGCAATGTCAGCCGCTCTATCGATAGCAACACGAAAATCTATCCCTTCTCTCCACATCAACAACGAATATGCATCTCCACCTATGCCACAGGTGTGGCAGAAGTAAAGCCCAGCCTTCTCTCCATCGGTCGACATAACTGCCGACCTTCGAGTGTCGTCATGGAAACAACACTTGACTGCCCTTGAATAACCATCACGGACTTCACCACCGTAATGGCGTATAACAGCTTTCAGTAGTTCGGGATCACTTGCCATATGAGTCTACGATTCTGTCGCCAATCCACTTGGCTACATTTACTGTGACCGCATTGCCCATCTGTTTGTATCTCTGACTATCTGATTGTTCATCAGTCCACCCATCAGGGAATCCTTGCAACCTCTCACATTCCAGAGGGGTTAGTCTCCTGATAGTTTGACTGAAGATTGTCTGATCATTGACACCTTTGAGGGTGAATGATTTCTCAGAGAACATTGCACCCTTGCCACCACCGGGTTTACCTTCTCGTTCTCTGATAACGATGGCGTGTGGTGAGGTGGTATCGATGGTGAACATAGGTTCTCCTTCATCAGTATGACCCCGACCATTAGGCCCAGCAGTATCTGATCTACCAATGACTGTGTTCTGTATAGCATGAACCATTGGTGTGTTCAGTCCTCCTGTTCCCATGTAACTGGTCAATGTATTTACTGTGTCTCCTTGGAGTCTGACTCCATCAGATCGATGGGGATGAAAGACGATAACGCTTTCTGATCCACCGCCAAGGTCTCCTCCATCTGCTCTCAAAGTTCCAACTCCTTCTCTGTAATTACCGAATGATGATGGTGTGTAGACAAGGACTGTGGCTCTAACATCTCCATTGTTTTCAAATGCATTCAATGTAGGTGTCACCCCTCCTTCAACCCAAGTCTCGTAATCATCTTTAGTCTTGGCTCTGCTGGCTTTGGTGAACCAATGCATCTTCTAACGCTTTCGGTAGTACCTTGCCCCTACGATTGGCTCTACGAAGGATCCCTTCGCAAGCCTTACTGCTCAAGAAGTATCGGGGATTTGATGTCTTCTCGAGAACTTCCAACAATGAAGATTCTACGGCGGCGTTGGGGAACTCCGAAGAACTGCGAATCCAAAACTCTCCACTCGATGTGGCGATACCCTGAGTCGGCCATTTCAGAGATAACGACTCCGAAGTCGCGGCCTTGGTTGCTTGAAAGTAATCCCGGCACATTCTCCAAGATGAGCGTGTGTGCTTTGACTTCCCTAGCAAATCGAATGGCATCCCAGAAGAGTCCACTTCTTGCCCCAGCGATACCAGCTCTTCTGCCAGCGACTGAGACATCTTGACATGGGAATCCTCCGCATACGATGTCGACATTTCCTACCAATCCTTTCTCGTTTGCCCAATCGGTTGCTGTTGTTACATCATCGTGAAGAGGAACATCGGGCCAATGTTTCTGCAACACCTTCTGACAATGCTTATCAATCTCAACCTGACCAACGCATTTCATTCCTGCTTGTTCAAAGCCAAGATCAAACCCACCTACTCCAGCGAAGAGAGAAACAAATGTAAGTTGCTTCATCACTTCTTCTTTGTTGTCTTCTTTGCTGGTGCCTTGGTGATGGTCTCAATACTCTTGATGTACTCCTCGAACTTTGCAATCTCTTCCTGATGCTTCCATTCGTAGAACTTGTCTTCGATCTTGTAGTAACCCCACTCAAGGAAGTGATAAAGGGATACACCTGCTGTCACGATAAGTACACTTGCTAGGACTTCATTCATTTATTAACTCCATAAATTCATCTAGTTGGATTATGACAAACGCTTTACTGACATTGCTTTGCCTACGCTTGGCAATGACCAGAGGAACAACCTTCCCACTATTCTTTCTTCGCTTCTTCCAGTTATCCCTTTCAAGCACCGCTTCTTGCATCCAAGGCCCGGGCTTGAAACCTTTTTCATTCTTTGCTTCGACTATGAAGTAGATCTTCTTGGCGATAAACCAGAGATCCCCTTCATCATAATTACCAGAGAGTCGTAACCTCTCCGATATCAATTCCAATGATCGGAAATACTCAACAAGGTCGGTCTCCCATTGAGACCCCTTGCGTTTGTTTGCCCTAGATTGCTTCGTGTCCACGCCAGTAAATCAATCCCGGTCTTACATCAGCTCGACCTTGTGCATCTCCGTCTGCAATCTGTACCCTCGATGGATCGATGAGTAGGGTTGCATACTTAGTGCCATCTGCTGAGTGTTCACCGAATCGGTTCTTGACTGCGGCAACTTTGAGTTGCCCATATTCAGGGTTCATTGCAATGGACAAAATCATCGAAGGCAACTGAGATGCCTTACCTAAGATTGCTCTTCGTGGTGCTGGCTTATCTGCTTCGTAGTCTCTTTGCTCAGACATATGTGTAAGAGCAAGGACACAGGCACCTGTCTTTCTAGCAACATGATGAAGTTCGGACATGATTGCCCTTATGCCTGACCATTCTTCCCCTGTAACGGACACGCAATTCATCAGGTTATCTATCACGACAAGTGCCGGTGCCATGCCGTAGACCTCACCATAGGCAAGGATCTCTAGTTCAATCGTATCGATGTCGGGTGACGGATCAAAGACCCACCTAATATGTGAGCCTTTCTCATGCAACATCAGATCGAAGAAGTGTGAGTCTTGATCTAGGTTCGTTTCTACTTGTTGTTGTGGTATCCCACTCAAAGCTGCAACGGTACGAAACATCTGTGTGATTGGATCCGTATCGGCAGAGAAATAAAGCGTTGGCACTCCACTTTTGAGAGCGTAGACCAATGCCATAAGACTCTTACCGGAGTTTGGTTGCCCAGCGATTAGGCATAATTGTGATTGACGGAACCTCATCCCATAGCTCTTCAATGATTCCCACACATCGGGCAATGGTTTCGCTGATGAGTTTGTACTGTGTACTGCTTGAAGTAGGTTCAACATTATGCGGCTATGCTTCGCTTTCTTTCGATATTGTAAATCCTACGAATATGTTTTCGATCATGTGCAGAAGATCCTCCCCAATAGTGGAAGTCTTCATTATGTAATGCCCAGTTGAAGCAAGCCTTCAGGAGTGGACATTGACTACAGACACCTCGAAGAACTTCATAGTGACTGAAGTCTTTCTCATCGGTACAGAACATCTCTGATCCGATGGAGGCACAGGGTTCTTTGCCGGTGAATGCCGGGTACTTTGGTGTACCCGGCTCCACCAACTGGGCTAAGAAGCGTTCGCTCTGTAGTCGCATTGCTGACCCTGTGGTCGTTGGCAAGCATAGAAAGCACGATAAGGCTTTCCACTTGATTTAGATACACCAGCAGGAACTAACTTTGCTGGTTCTCCATGCTTACAAACAGGGCCAGAAGCAGGGGCTGAAGCTACCTGATTGGCAGCACCACCCCATTTATCTGTTGAGATCACAGTTCCACCCAATGCTTGGGCAATCTGTGCAGTATTCATTGGCTGTCCAGCAAAGGCGGTTTGCATCGCTGATAGAACCGCATCTGCACCAGCAGGATCCAAGGCTTCTGCTAACTTCTGTGCAAAGCCTGTGTATGTTGCATCAGCAATGACAAAGATGGTTCCATCTGCTGTCTTTGTTGATACTTGAAAGCCGAGTTCGGCCATTACTTTACCTCCGTGTGTTTGATCGACAACCGTACTGATTCTTTTCCGGCTGTCTTCTTTGGAACGAAACCCAATTTAGCAAGCACTTCACTTTCATCAATCGTTTGGCGTGGAGCCACAGTTGTCCAGTTAATTTCTACACCGGACAATGTACGACCGAAGACACCCTCAAGAGAAGATTTGAGTTCATCGGATTTCGCTTCGAGTTTCTTCAACTCGTTGTTGATTTGTAGGTACTCCAAGGCGTTGGAGTCAATGTTGGGATCATCAA